ATTTATCAATTCATGAATCTGTTTTAAATCAAGTCTTACCTCTTCCATGTTCCCCTCCTAGAATGGAATATCACCTAAGTCTTCCTCCGGCACATCCTCGAAGTCGCTGTTCCAACTAAGCTCCCAAGAGAAATCTGCTGGACTCTCGCTGATCCGCTTACTGCTCTCTTCGTACCATGTCGGAATCCCGTCCGGATCAATCCGACCGTTCAGTCTATTCTTAGTCACCTGGAGCACTCTCGCCGGTCTTGGTTCCGGATCATCATCGCCCTGGGACGGTTTCGTGTACCTCAAGATCACGTCCGCAAGATTAGTAATATTCGAAGATCCCATGACATCATCGTTCGAGAATCGTGTCAGTCCTGCCTTCCTCGGATGCACTACCAGGAAGATCAGCACCTCGTAGGCCTTTGCCATCTCTGCCAGCTCCCGGACGAAGTTGGACTGCTGCCGGTACAGATCGGAGTCGAGTGTATCCTCGATTGCTGTCATCAGATTGTCGAGCATGATCACGCGACAGCCATACTGCTTAATGGCAGTTCTTACAGTTTCCAACAGTGTCCCGGTCTCCTCGCCCTGGAGGATTGCATTGTCGAAAAGAAACACTCTGTCATCGTACCAGGAATGGATCCTCTGGAGCTTGTCGCCGTTTACCACATAATTCTTGTAGCCTAAGTTACTTTCCAAGCAGTTAATGTAATCGCTCCCGGCGATCTGCTTATCGAACCAGTCTTGCACGAACCAATCCATCAGCTCTCCGGAGTAGTAGAAGACAGTGCAGTTCTGCTCGACTGCGTAAGTCATAAACTGACTTCCAAGAGTAGATTTGCCATAGCCTCGTTCTCCGGTAAGGACTATCAGCTGTCCAAAGAAGAATCCTCCGATCAGCCTGTCGAGCCTCTGAAAGCCTGAGCTGATCTTCTCCATGTCCGCAGTGCTCCGCCTCTTAACCTCTGCCAGCTTCTTTATTCTCGGATGCTCTACGATGACCGAGTTCATGACTGCACTGACTACCGCAGCCGGACCCGCATCGAGCAGAAGTTCATTCGCGTCCTTACATCCCTTATAATCCTCTGGGCGGACGTGCCTCACAACTCCATGGAATCTTGTCTTCATTTCTTCCAAGAGAGTGATGTGCCCATTCTCATGATCACCGAAGACCACCAACGTCTCGAACTTTCCAAGCCAGTCCCAGCAGTACGGGACCCAGGTGAATCCCTTTGCCCCTGTTGGAACACTGACAACATTGACCTCGCCATTGAAGGCCTCGGCGACTGACAGCGAATCAATCTGTCCCTCAGTGAGTACCAGCGTTTTGTTCTTCTCCGGATCACACTGATCCATTCCAAACAGAATCGGCTTACAGTTCGCTTCGCACCATTCCTTAGCTTTATCCTTCTTCTTGTCGAAGTCGGTCTTCCGATACTTAACAAACTGCATCTTGCCATCCTCATCAAAGAACGGGAAAACCAGGATGTTCGGATGTTCCTTCTGAGTCGTGATGGAATACTTCTCGCAGATCCGGCGCGATATACCGCGACCTTCCAAGTAGATGACAGCAGGATCTCGCACCTCAGGACGCGGAAACTGCGCCATGTTCCGGAACCGTCGCTGTCTGTTGTAATATTCATCTACTTCCGTACCCAGTGAAAAGTTGAAGTCCTTCGACAGCGTGATCATGTTGCCGGTTGCCCCGCAGCTGCTCCGGAGACATTTGAACTGTCCCGTCCGGAGATTGATGCTGAAGGTGTTCTTATCGTCTGTACGGTTCCCGCAGTACGGGCAAGTACTGAACCGGAGCTCGTCTCCATGTCTTCTGGTACCGATCCCTTGCTCCTGGGCGAATCGTTTCGCATCGTCTGCATCGAATTGATAGAATCCTTTCATATATCCCATCCCTCCTGTCGCAACTCTTCCGGTGTCCTAGTATCTTTCTCCGGAGGAGCCTCTTCTTTATCTTCTTTACTTCTTATACTTCTTATACTTCTTATATCTGCTGCCCCTTGCCTGCCCCTCGTCTGCCCCTTGTCTGCCTCTTGCCTGCCCTCTGGTCTGCCCTTCACTTGATAGTCATCGTACGAAAGTACTGTAATTATGCGGATTCTCGAGTCATGCCAGTCTGCCACCTCGCCTGTCGCTTTTAAGTGTTTTAACGCTGTTCTTACCTGTTTAATTGACAGACCAGTTTCACGGGCAAGTGTTGGAAGGGAAGTAATGAACTGGCCTCGTTTGTACTTGTATCCCCTCCATGAGCCATCCTTCCAGTTAGCTTTGAGCAGGCAGTGTATAAACAGCGTCTTGGTATTCACGTCGGTGTACCATTCCCACTTTGTCATCTTCCGATATAACTTTACGAACTCGTTGTCGCTATATTGCCAGCTCAACCAAATTCACCTCTTTCCAACCGTTCTTTCATGTCTCTGTATAGCACTTCCTTAATCATCCTTCCGGAAGTCCCAGCTTTGCAGAAGATAAGACTCGCATCGTATCGCGTCATCCATGCGACTATGCTCCCGATCAGAGCGTTCGGACGCATCATAGAGCGATAGCGATGATTCTCGATTGCCTCCCAGGAAGCTCCCTCGACCAGCAGCCAGACCTTTGAGTCATTGTTGGAAGCTCGCTCGAACTCCCGGCGGAAGCGATCCCTCTGTTTTCCAAGACACATCGCAAGTTCGTCTATGCTCATCTTTCGCTCCACAACACACTTCGGAGAGATCCGGAGAGACTGATCGTAAAGGTCGCCCTCCGGAAGCGTTATCTGTCCGCAGTAGTCGCCGAAGTTTAAGGTCGCTCGCTCGTATGGAACTCCGAAAGAGTCGTACCGTTCCAGGGCTTTCTTGGTGCTCTGTTCCCTTGTGTCCACGATGATCCGGAAGGTCTTGAGTGCATTAGAGACCTCGAAGTTATCCATCATCAGAATGGAATCTCCTCGTCAGCATCCTCTGGGATGTTCATGAAGCCGTCAGAGTCTGTTGCGGGTTCTGAATTATTAGGCTTGGAAGGTCTAACGAGTTTGTCGTCCGGCAGCGATCCGAACTTATCATTCCGCACATCGTCCGCGACACACGTCCACTTAAGACGAGTATGATTGTAAACCTTGCCGTCATACTCTGACTGTTCGATGTGGAACTTCCCGCCGATCAGCTTGTTCTTGAGTCGCTTCACATTGCCATCAAAGACGAAGCCATTGTTGGAATCTTCCAGATCCGCGAAGAATGTGTTCCAATTATCCCAGGCCCACTGCTTAGCATCGTCTCCGGGAACGTTCAGATAAAAGACAGCATCCATGGGCCACTTCTTATCTTCGTTGGAATTGCGATCAAAAGCATCCTGATAGAATCCCTTATACTCACCTTCTGCGATGTCGAAGGCGATGGTCAGATGAGTTCCGCCACCTTTGCGGTTGTCGTCTTCTCGTGCGTTCTTAATGATGCACACATAAGCACCCTTTGGAAGTCTCTCGACCTGTTTGCGTCTCTTGTTCTTGTCATACTTTGGTAATGCCATAATTAATACTCCTCCAGTCCCTTTAATACTAATGTGATATCATTTGGAATCTCAGCTTCCTCGAAAGCTCCCAATGGTGTCTTAACTGTGTTCCGGTCGGACCGTGTCTGGAACATATACTTGCCGTCCTTGCTGGTCGCCAGCAGGACAGTGGTCAGCTTGCTTTCCAACACAATCTTCTCCAGCTTCCTGCCGTTCGTCCGGATGTGAGTGAAGACAATCCCGTTGTCATCGGTGTCTGTGATCGAGTGAGCCAGGATCACGACCGTCACGTTGTCGCGCATGGTCAGACAGTAGTCGAAAATCTCCCAGACGTACTGAGCCAGATCCGTCCATTTTCCGAAGCCTTGTTCTTTAGCCCGTCTCATCTCCTCGGCGACCATGACTCCGTTGATGGTGTCGATCACGACCGTCTGAATGTGTCTCATGTTGTCCTGCTCGTTAATCTTCCGTAAAAGGTTCATAACGGTACTCGGTGAATCTGTCGCCCAATAGTTTTTCTTGTCGACGGAA